AGCCTAACCCATAGGGCGATCATATTAATTTATGGTCGCTCTTTTCAGATAAGGAGGTAATAACGTGACTGATGTTTACAACAACATAACTTTAGGCGACATAGTAAGCGAATTGGAGTTGAGAAGACAATCGCTTCACATATACAACAATACGTTAAAGGGCGTGCCTACTGGTAACATTGCCGCTGATGGCACTGTTGAATATTTAATAACAGAAGCCAACGGCGGTACAACTGACGTTGCATTGCAAGACCAATTCACAGAAAGATTAAGCATATTCTTAGGCGAAGTACTTGCACAAATAATATCTATAAGCGGAGCTACAAAGAACATAGAATCGTTAAATATAGTAACAGACGGAGTGGTTCCTATAGTTGGCAATTTTTTCTGTCTGCAAGAAGATGGACATATAACTCAATCAGAAATAATTTCCGTAGTGGAGGTTTCTGCACCGGAATATACAATTGGTTTATCAGTGCCGCTGGACCACGACTACGCAAACGATGCAGGCTGTACACTTCAAAATGTTAACATGGATGTAGATGGTAGCGGAACTCCTGTTATGTTTCAAGTGGGCCCTAGAGGTGATTATAGATGGGATATAACTAGAATAAACATAGCTATGGTATTAGCATCGGCAGGAGACGACGGCTTATTTGGCAACTTAGCAGCATTAACAACTAGCCAATACTTTAGAAAAGAGAACTCGGGCCACACGCAAAACTTGTTTGATGCTAAAGATAACTCGGATTTTAGACTAGAATCAGGTGGTGATGTAAATTACTTCACTCGTTCTGGAGGTCAAGGCGATTTCGGTATGTCGGCTAGAATTACTTTTAATGGTTCCGATAAGTCAGGCGTTGTAATCAGAGTTGATGGTGCTACGGATGATAAATTTGTAACAACAGTTAGGTCTAATTTAACGGGTCTAAATAAATACAGAATTAAAATACAAGGGCATGTAGTAGAGGATTAGGAGGTAAACATGGTACAACTTAAAAGTTTATACGATAAATTGCTTGCTTTGTTTAATAATCTTACTGATGATGGGGATTTAATATCCCCTGAAGAGAATGCGGACACAGAAGCAAAGTTTATATTATTTGCAGATATGGCCCAAAAAGAACTGTGGAAGTATAGCAAGGCAACAAAGCAAGTAGAAATAACAAACAAAGCACCCATTAATCAACTCGGGTTACTATCAAACTTTAATATAGTTGATTTCTTTGGAGAAACGCAATATTATCCAACCGAGTTCGGAGTATCGAATGTACAGGGTTACTCAGTTAAATACGATGGCGATGGTGTAATAGAATTTGAAGAGAATATACTAGGTGTATGGACAAATCTTGTAACTTTAACAAACGTGGGCATAACCACCCTAACACTAGCTACAGGGGTTTTAAATGTATCTAGTACAGATAACGCAGTAAGAATGGTAATTAGCGGCACAACTCATTTTAGACACAAAGACAGAGCGTTATACAAGTATCTTTACCAAACAGACAAAGTGCCGGAATACGCAGCGTGGATTAAATATGATTTGCCGGATGATTTCAACTCTATGGACGAAGTTGTTGAAGAGTTCCCATCAAGACAATACAGACAATCTGCATATTACAACGTAGAAAACTATAGAGATTATTACTTTAATTCGTTCTTTGAGGGTTTGATCAGAATCACATACAAGCCAATACCTACAACGTTGACCTCTTTGGATGACTACTTAACTATAGACGATGTGCTAGCAGAATCTATAATGTATGATGCGGCTGGTAAAATAGGGTTTTACAAGAACAAAGACATAGTAAATTATGCAGAACAAAGAAGAATAGAATCAAAAGGAGAAGCTATTCACAGCGGACCTGCGATAGAAGAGAGTAACACTAATGTTTATGGAGGGAGCTGGTAAGTATGGCACAAGTAAGATTTGCAAAGCCACCACCACCACAAGAAATAAACGAATTTTACGGATTAAATGAAACTTATGGTAACACTCAGATTAAAAAGGGTGAAATGAGTTTCTCAGAGAACTACAGATACACCCCGAACTTTAAAGTTAAGAAAAGACCAGGGCATCACACTTTTATAGATTTTGGTGTTGACCAAGACGTACAAGGCATCTGGCAAGGCGTCATAGGCGGTAAAGACGTAATGCTTACTGTATGGGATGGCAATGTATATGAGTATGATATGTCTGTAATCACTGTAACGACCGCTATAGCTGATTTAATAACAGAGTTGACAGTTTCCATCATAGGAACATTAACGGACCTTAAAACACAGATATTCTGGTTTAACAGCAAGGTTTATTTTAGAAATGGAATAGAATATAAAGAGTATGACGGTACAACCTTTCAAGATGTAGTACCGTATGTTCCAACAGTTGCATTAAACGCACCGCCCGCAGGAGGAGGAACGTTATTCGAAGAGATTAATTTACTCTCAGGTACAAAGATCCAGACATTTATAGGCGATGGAGTAGCAACACTTTATCAATTAGCCGAAGCTGGATTAGATGCAGACCTTTTAATTGCTTATATAGACGGTGTTTTAAAGGTAGAAACGGTTGATTTTACAGTTAACAGGGCTCTAGGTCAACCTACATGGGTTGTAGCCCCTGCAAATCTATCATTAGTGAGTTTTCAATGGGTTAAAGTTATAGCTGGTAATGCTGATTTAGTTAAAAACCATAAATACGCTGTAGATTTCGGTGTTGATAGCGATACAAACCTGTTTATATTCGGTAATGAGAACGAGAAAAGAGTATTTAGATTCTCAGGAATTAATAAAGCGGGATATTATCCAGCTAACTCATTTGTTGGAGTTGGTAGTGATGAATTTGCCATTACGGATCTTAAATCGAACCAGCAATCTCTATTAATATTTAAAGAAAGAGCAACTTTTGTTGTTGATCCTACAATTAATGCTAATTTCGCAACAAATACAGGCTTAAACCCTTATAATTACGGTTACAAAGACCTTAATGAGAGATTAGGACATATAGCACCAAATATGGTACAATTAATTAAAGATAGTCCTATTAGTTTAGGCGAATTTAAAATGTGGTTATGGAAGATTACGAGTGTCGAAACGCAAAGAAGCGCAGACCCGATCTCAGACAGACTACAGAGAAGCATGGAAGAACTTGATTTATCAACAGCGGTTACGTTTAACTATGCTAATCAGAACGAATACTGGGTTAATGTAGGCTCTAGGGTTTATATATGGAACTACGATAACGACACGATGTATATTTATACAAACATTCAAGCAACTGAGTTTATCACCAGAAGAGAAGACGTTTACTATGCTTCTAATGGTACAGTTGAACATATGAACGAAGCATTTGTTGCAGATGGCTCTATACTAGGCGATACCATACCGTGTGATGCAAAGTTAGCATTTAGCGATTACGGAGCGTTACAGTATGAAAAGTCTATGCAGATGCAGTGGTTATCAATCGAACCAGCTTCAAGAACATCTGTTGATATACAGTTTGTTACAGATAGAAAGAACGAAGAGAAGTCAAAGGTTTACCATGTTTCATATATAAACCATTAAATGCGACTATAGATAGATTTGTTTATTTACAGCCTGTATTTAAAAACAATACAAATAACGAGACTCTTACAATACTTAAACTCAGTATGTTAATAGAGTATAATAGATTCGCATAGGAGGGATTATGAAGAAACTTTTTACAGCGCCAGCTTGGGCGGTGAACACGATACAACTCTTAGCTAACAAGGTTAAGGGTCAAGCAACTTCATTGAAATCAGACTTTGACTTGGCTTCGTTAAATATCAAAGATTATGTAACGGATGACTTGTTAGTTGAACTACAAGACGAGACGCTCGGAAACTCAGGGTCTAATACAATAGGTCACAACTCGGCTAACGTGCTTGCTGATAACTTAGGGGATGGACTTGATGAGATAGCTGCAATAGCAAAAAGCACCAATCCTACATTAAATATAAAATCAGTTAAAGATTACGGCTTGACAGGTGGTGGTGTGGTTGACGATTCTACAGCGTTTTCTACACTGTTAGATACACTTGTAGATGGGGATGTATTATACTTTCCCAATGGAACTTATTTAATGGCTGCATTCTCGGAATATACTTTAAGTGTAGATATAACGATCATTGGGCAAGATACGAACCAAACAATAATTAAAGGTGCAGGACAGAGTTTGATAAATTTCTTTAAAGGTGATTCTAGTGTAAGATTAGAAAATATAACTTTCAGAGAAACCGGATATGTATTTAATTATACTGGATCAACTGCAACACATGATTTTTTTAAAACAAACAACTGTAAGTTTACATTATTAGCTGCTCCTGTATACTGGATAACACCAGTAGGAACAGAAGGTTACACAGAGTTTGAATTTAAAAACAACACAATAGATACATGTACTAGAGGTGTATTCATTCCCATTATCACAATAGGTAAAGCTGTAATCAATGAAAATACTATAAAAACAGTGAGTAAGGCAGCGGTTAGAGTTGGTGCAAATCCATTAACTACAATAGAGTATGTGGAAGTTTGCGACAATGTAATTAATGGTGTAACTGACGCTACTGATGCTAATGGAGTTCAAATATTAGGTGATACTTGTGTAGTTGAAGGAAATAAAATAAGTAATATAGCTTCAGTAGCAGAAACGGACAGCGAGGGTATCTATGTACAATGTAATAATGCTAATGTGTCTCATAACACTTTAATAGATGCAGGACGATCGCAAGGGTGTATAGCGTTTAAATCAAATCAAGATGCTGGTATTTGTATAGGTAATATAATAAAAGCTACTGTACCTGGTGTTACTGCTATTTATAGCTCTATTAGAGAATTAACTGTATCTGATAATATAATAGAAGGTGTAGAAGATGGTATTTTAATTGATTCTACAGATGCTCCTAGAGCATACAATATACATGATAATACTTTCACTAATCTAACTGGTGAATATGCAATCAAATCAAGAGTAGAAAAAAACATTTTTATAACAGATAATATTATTGATGGAGTTGATGCAAGTACCGTAGCAGCAACTAAGATGTATGGAATACTTATAGATACTCCATCGCCTATTGATACGATCGAAACGTTAGTCATAAAAGACAACATAATTAAAAATGTATTCAATGGTGTTGATGATGCTAGATCTATTTCAGTAGCAATGAATAATGTAACAAGTAACACTGTTGACAAAATGATTATAGAGGGAAACACATTTGAAAACACTACCAGATCGTTAATTTTACAAGCAATAGATGATTACAACGAAGTTAGGATTGAAGATAATGATTTTGTTGGATCAGTAAACATAGCGGTAACTTTAAATCAAGCTATTATTAGAAGAAACAAAGGTTTAATAACTGAAAATTCTGGAGCAACAAGTATAAGTGCTGGTGCTACTAGTTTAGTGGTTGCTCACGGATTAGATTTGACTCCATTGCTACAAGATATATTACTAACACCTAATACAAGTTGGGGTACAGCTACTGAATGGTGGGTAGATACCATAACGGCAACTACATTCACAATAAACGTCGATTTAGCACCAGGTTTGAGTTTTGGATTTAGTTGGAAAGCTGAAATTAACAGAGTTATTAATCCATAAGGAGGTAATCATGGCAATCGAAAGACTAGGCATAATCGATACTAAAAAGAAAAAGAAGAAACAACCAAGAGTAGAGCAACTTATAGGTCCTGGGGGCGTTACTGCCCCTGTGAAACCTATTCCAACCATACCAGTACCGACTAGACAACAAGCTGCGCGAAGTCAAACAGCACCTAGGATAACACCTGTTATAACACCGCCA